AAAATATGAATACATTAAACTACACATGATAATAACATTTCCTAAACTAGTGTTCATATCGCCTGACATACGGCATCCATTTACCGTGTACCGTAATTTGCCATCAATACCCACATACACACCTTTGTTCTTGAGCTGGGCTGCGAGTAAAGTATTTAAGTTGGGAAGGTCAACCTCTTCGCCTGTTGACCACATTCTGTATATGTCGTGTTCATGTTTTAACAACAACGTATTAATGTGCTGGTCGAAACGTGATGCATCCAGTCCTACTGCAACTGGATCCACGTATCTGTCCCACATCCCCTTAATCTCTTCACCTCGCTCGTTCATGTTCATTCCTTTAGCAACTGTCTTGTGCTCACCTGTTCCGTCGAATATCTTGTTGATTGCCTCAAAAATTTTATGTTCAAGTGGTTTTAGATACCTACCCAAACAGACATTGAAACGTGGACTTCGTGGCTGTATCGCCCGAGGTGCCCCGTCTGGCTTTAAATAATCATCCTTTGTGAATACTTTCACTTTGTTGTCACGTGCTTGAAGTCGGTTAAACTCCAAACTTTCAACCGATTGTTCGTAAATTTTGCGTTTCGCCCCACCGTAGCACTCTAAGAACTCTTGGTTCGTGTACGGGCTGACTAATCCGTTAATCCTTGAACATCTCTCCATTTCTCGGTTGAAATGTGAAAACTTGTCCTGTACATAACTCTTGGCCTGAGTCATAGGACTCCTTTGCGCATTTATAGAACTATGGCTCCATGGTTTAGGAGCGCGCTGGAATCCCCCCTGTCCATCCTTGACGAAAAATACGCGTTCAAGGACAGCATGGGATACTGTATCAATGTCGTTATTGGGAATGTCCCAATCGGGGCCATTACCTCCATTTATTCGGTAATAGCATCTGGGCCTCTTTGAGAGGCCTGCCTGCCTGGCTCTGCTAATTCGGAATCTCTCTCCTTTCTCTAAATCTCTACTTACTTGTTCCATAGGAACTTTGGATTTAGTGGTTCTTCCAAAATGCTGAGCCAAGCTTCCCTATCTGGGTGTTTGCGCCGCAGAAAGTTCATTCCTGCGACGTCTTAGGCCACACATCGTGTGATGAGAATATAATTCACTTACATATTCTTCATCATTCGTGAGGATCCAATACATCTGAGATGCATGCATAATTACATTCAACAATTCTGTGTTGCGCATGTTCTCCCAGTTCTCGAAACCCTCCCTGCGTAATGCCTCCGCCTTCCGCCCTGCATCTGCACGTATTAATAATCTATTTTCTCGGGTATCTTCTAACCCTACGTGCTTAATCTTTAACAGAGCGGCGACTTCACCTGCCGCGACTGGGATCTTTCCACGGTGTATGGGCTTAGCTCTGAAGAATCTTTTCTCCCGCTTCACCTCAATTACCTCGGATCCCACTCCCAACCCAAACGAATCTCCTGATTCCGATGGGCAAGCGCTGGTCTGGTCTGAGCCAACTTCGTTGATTCCCACAACGCGGGGGGCTACAGGAATGGTATCCTCATTTAGATCACCATTGAGTATCGTTAAAGCCACATCTACACCTTCTGGCTTTCTCGATGCTTCTCTAATTGCTTTGACAGCCCATGCCGTCGCAACTCCTGCTGCAAGTGGTGCACACGCAATCGCTCCTACACCACTTATTAAACCTACTACTCCTACCGTACTTCCTACTGTTACACTAATGTTAAACGCCTTATCTCTCACAGTATAACTTTTGGTTACATCTACAAGGGAAGCCATTCCCTCGCTCGATTTCACCAACCACTCTGGTCTACTATCAACATAATCATGATCAATCTCGCCTTTACCCATCCTAGAGTGAATGATGGGTTCTTGATTAGTCTCTGTTTCCCTAAGTGGTTCTGACGAAGAACCGATGTTTCTTCCAGGCTCCAACCTCTCCGCATTGTAATTCCTATTAATTTTAAGGAACCCAAGTTTAGCTTTGATTCGGTTACCTGACGCCATCCATCGTGAACGCCAGCCACCACGTGCCCCAGCACATGGTGTGGAATCAGACCCCTCTGTCTGTCCGCCTCTGGAGATGGTAGTCCCACCATCCCCAGTGCACATGAGTAAATCGTTTTCTCCTATAATACTCATATTTTCATTTGGTTTAATGTCTATTTAACCCATAAACGTGGGGGTCCCCGCGATAGGCGCGGGTGCCACTGTTTACCCACAGCTGGGGAAAATGCTACACGCTT